ACCGGCAACAAAGACATCATCTATCTCTCTGCCTTGCAATACATCTTCGATAGCGACCAGCGGTGTAAAAGCTGCTGGGACATCGTCATCATGTGCTTTTACCGTACCATCTGTATCCAGTAGCAGTAATTGCCCTGGAATAATAGTATTTCCTGCAACGTACTCTACGAAAACGTCAGAGTAGTTTTTCAGGATAATCTTGTTGTAAGCCATTTTTTACCTCCTTATTTTTTAATTTCAAATTCAACACCAGGAGGTAAGAGAGGAGTCTGTGTATTTTCATTTACATTAAGCCTCTGTCCCCCCATAACGGAGTAGTCTACTACTTCCTTTTTCTTAATAAGAGTCGTTACCTTTTCAAGTATCTCATCTTTCATAGTACCAAGCACTTCATCTGTCCATGTCTCTTTTCCGAGATTGTCCTGAATCGTCTTAATAGTAGCATCACGTTTTTCTTTCTTCTGACGTTTCCAGTCATCTATGATTTCCTGGTTCTCAGCAGAAAGGACGTTTACTTCAACAGTTTTCTCCTTGATAACCTCTTTCTCGACTATTACAGGTTCTGCAATTTTGTCAAGCAAAGGTTCAGTCAAGGTTTCCAGAAACACCCTGTCGTCCTCAGTATATTTTCCCTGACTGTTTGCAATCAGGTCATCAACTTTCTTTTTGACGCAAGGGGCACATCCTTCATTACTCATAATCGTAACCTCCTTTTGTTTTAAATTACTACTTCTTGTGCGAGTCCATTTCCGTGTATCTGCCTCACTTACCAGCTTGATATGTTCAGCATCACGTTCTTCCTCGCTATTGACACGTATGCCACAACCATCAGCAATAGAGCAAGCACCTCGACCTCCAGGCAGTAGGGCTAAGTGATCTGGTCTATGACCTTTAGCAATGGCTTCATATGTTTCTCCTTCCCATTCCCCTGTAAGAAGTTCATCCTCTGTGAACATTCCAAGACTAACTTCTATTAACTCACCTTTTTTAAATTGAGCTAATAATTCAGCTGATACTTCTTTTAGCTTTTCTACATCTATCCAAGCCTCAGCTTTTAGTTTCGTCCCATCTACATGGGTATTATAGACACGACCAACAGTTTGTTGATCAATTATATCAGGATCATTTGCTGATACATTTATACCTTCTACCTCTGGATGATTGATTACCACTGGAATACCATTCCATGACTCAGGAAACTTCCCTAAGTCTTCTATAGAATGAAATAATGGTCCATGATTTCCATGATGAACCCCTTCAACCATCATCACAACAGGTACAATAAAATGTTTCTTCCCCTGATGTATTTTTTCCCGTATTACGTAATTAGGTTCCTGTTTATCTATACAAACAGCATAATACCCTAAATTACCAGTTACCCCATTTGCTATACGAATAACTTTAGGAGCGCAAGTTTCATCAGTCCCACCTTTCTTTATACAATCAGCATAAACTGAATTAGCTGTGGCGACCCATCGTTCCTTTCCTTTGTCGTCCAGTCCTTTTTTGTGTTTTTCAACATCTCCTGATTTCCATGGCATATTACGTTCCTCCTATTTATATTCTTTTTTATTACTATAATATGGTTTTAATTCCTCTAAATATGGTAATGCTATACAACGGCAAAATGGATGAAGAGGAATTAATGGTTCTATTTCATCCAGTGAATATATCTTCCTTGTCCCATCTGCATTATATTCCATTTTAGCACATTCTGGGCAAACTTTATTATCTCCAGCCGTCATCCACTCCGCCTGTACATATACATCAACTACTGCCCAGTTACGATATTCCTGAATTGCAGCCAGATGGAAAGCTCGTATAGTTTCCGTCCTTGCCAACATAATTGCTCTGCGTTCAGCAGGTATAAACCTACCTAACTTATCTGTTATCCCTAAATCACCCAAACCACGTCCATCTATTGTTGCAATAATTTTACGGGCAATAAGTGCTGGACCATCTCCATCTATCATCCCCTGTGCGAGTACTTGACTAATTGTACTATCCATTGCAGCAGTAATACCCTGTAATTGGCTAAACACACGGGTAAAGAGTAAACCTACCCGATCCATGTGAAATGGTGTTCCCATACTTGCTTCAATACCTCCTGTATTCTCTAATGGTGGTACACCTGCCTTTTGCAGTTCATATCTTGCCCGCATCACTCCCCGTTTGTAACTATCCAGTATATAACGGTTTGTCCATGCTTCATTTACTGCCCTGCCTATTTGCTCAAACTGCCCTATTGTCAATAAACCCTTTTCCTCCTGTTGCCGTAACCATCTCATAAATGCTTCTACTTTCTCAGGATCACGCATAAATGTAAATGCTCCACTACCCGTAGGAGCAACCTGATGAGTCGCAACTGCTTTATGAGTTAATCCAAAACAGTCTTGTGTTACTATTGATTCCCTGATAACCCGTACAAATTCACCAAATCGTTTGTGCACATCTTTTGCAAACAAATTTCTAAGTGAAGTTGTCCTTGTAGGATCGTAGGCTATATAGGTAGATATTTCCATTTACTTTGGAGTTTTCTGTGGAACAGTTGCAGTTTTTCTTTCAGTCGGTTTTGCAGATTTAGAGGGGGGTGAGTTCCCAGTGCCAGGATTTGCCTGTGCAGGAGGGTTCTCTATTTGTTCCTTAATAGCATCCATCAGTTCTGTCCCAATGTCTTCATCCCTCTTCTCTTTAACCCACGTTACCTCTTCTGTCGTAAATCCTAAACACTTTTCTAAGAATACATCCGGAGGCATAATACCTTCAGCCATTACATTAGTAGTATATTCCCTTAATGCGTTTGCACGAGCCTTTCCTATATCGACACGGTCTTTTTCACTGATAGAGAATAAGTCCTGCCAGACTACTGTATAATCCTCTTCCGGCTTGGGTAACAATCCAAGTTCAATTAGCCTGTCCACAGTAGGACGTACAATACGTGGTTCAGCATGGTCTTCCCTGCGATTTTGTACATACATCAACCATTCTCCTGTATCCTGTGTACTTGCTAACTGCCCACGTTCACTACCTGTTAATACCCGTTTTGGTATGCCTGTCTGTGCAGAAATCATCTGAATAGCTACATCAACATGAGGTGTAGGGTCAGCTATTTGTTGTGCCAGTGTATCCACGTCTACACCTTCGTTAATGAGAAATCTACGAAGGTTATTCTCATATTCATCCAACTGGTCAGTTAAGTCCTTCTTAGCATCATCAGTCATAGTATAATTAGGGTCAACTACACCTTTATATCCTGGTCTTGCCCCCCGCCAGAACATTTCAGCATCACCTCCCACAATCTTCTCCAGATCCATAAGCCTGTTAAATACAGCCTCCAATCGGGGTGTACCCAATACCTCTGACTCCAGATTATCGTCCGTTATGTGAATAACCCGTGAATAATGTACTTTAACCGTTCGGCTATTTCCACTTGACACGTCAGCTACTTCTATTGAATATACTAATGGTAAGCCATATCTTTCATCCGTAGGGTCATCTACATAGGTTTCAATCTTTGCGCTCTTTTGGCAGAAAGGTTTAACATAAACTAAATTAGTCGCCCTGCTACTTACAGGACGCAAAAACCCTTCATTATTACTCACATCATTCAACCCCAAAAGCAAAACACCATATTGACCAAGACCCGTTAGACGGTCTACCCTTGAAAATACAGTTTTCATTCCAAGCCTGCGGTTTAAGTCTTCCCATGCTTCTTCAAACTCAGTATCTTCTGGTTCATCCGGCTCAACTAACTCAAGCGGTCCTTGCCATGTGGCTTTTACAGGACGGTCAATTATTGCTTTTGCTATATCCTGACGTATGTATCGGGCAAGAAAGTCATCAAATTTAAGTTGTGTTGGATAACCTAATGCCTGGTATAAATTACGGTTCCCTTCATATTGATACCCTAATTTAACCATTAGCATCGCTCGGTTAGTCAACTCACTTAACACTTGCAGACGCTTGCCTCCAAGAGTCTCATTTGTTATCACATTTCTTGTCCGTTCCATCTATTTATTTTTTTACAAACCAACCTTCTATTGAAGCAAGAATAGCTTTCAGAGTAGGTATATTAAACCATCCATTAGCTGCCAGTCCTGCGAAAAAACCATTTACAACAGCAAACAGTAACGGGTAGTCTTTGGCATAACCTATATTCAATAAGTCTGTTACCACAACAATTATTATTGCTATCACCCATGCCGTAAGCTGTCTGAAGAAACTCTTTGTCCATTTGAGCAGTCCATTAACAAATGCAGCAAGGAAAGCTGTTACAAGCGATACCCCTGTAAATGAACTAATCCATATCGTAGGATTACTTATTATATCACCCCATCCCGTAGGTGGGACGACAATAGTAGAATCCTGCTGACAAAATACCATTACTGGTACAAGTAAAAAACCTAAAAACATCATAATCTTTTTCATCTTTTTAAATATTAGCGTTAAACAATTCAACCTTATCTCTTCCCCTGTTACACACGTCCAGATGGTTCCATGTAGGGGCGTTTTTTTCTAATCGTATCGGATATGGCAATAGACTCGGATTGCCGATAAGCCACTGTCTTA